ATCTGAAGATTTTGTAAATAAAGTGCTTCAAACATCAGCTTCAATTGATGTAATAAATTCTGGTTCAGGTGCATATGAATTTAACTCACATTATTCAGGAAGTAATCCTACATTGTATTTAAGAGCAGGTCATACTTATGCTTTAAATTTAGCCGTAACAGGCCACCCATTTCATTTACAAACAGTTTCAGGTGCTTATTCGCCAGGTAATTCATATACAACAGGTTTAACACACGTAGCCACAAACGGTACAGTTACAACAGGTGCTTCAGCACTATTACAAGTAACAGGTACTTTATATATTGAAGTACCATCAAATGCTTCATCATCAATTTACTATGCTTGTCAATTTCATTCAGGTATGGCAGGCAAAATTGTATTAGGTTCAATTTCAGATGGATTTGTAGGTGATGGTGCTACAACGAATTTTACAATAAATAAAGGTAGAAATGTAAATGATGTTTTAGTTATTGTAAATGGTGCTATATTAGTTCCAACAACAGACTATACAATTTCAACAACAACATTAACTTTTACAGCAGCGCCGGCGGCTTCTGCGGTAATACAAGTAAGATATCTATAAAATGAGGAAACTCGTATAAATAGTAAGAAAGAATTTTAAAATATGCCAGCAATTATAACAAATAAATTTAGAATTAACAACGCTGAACAGTTTAGCGAGTCATTTTCTGAAGCTTCACCTGAAATTTATTATCTAGGTATTGGCCGACCACAGGCCTTTGCAACACAAACAAGACCAGATTCACGCACAGTAAACGCAGGCACAGATGCCGCTCCAATAACTCCTGCTGATAGTATGGAAGAAGAATCTTTTGTTTATGATGATTTACTAGCAGTTAAAAGAGTCACAAGCAGTGATGTATCTTTTGTAATACCAAGAAGAAACTGGACAAATGGTACAGTTTACGACTATTATAGACACGACTACGGCAATCGTGTAACAGGCACAACAACATTACAATCATCAAATTCTGGTGCAACAAATTTATTTGACGCAACGTTTTATGTATTAACATCTGCAAGAAACGTTTACAAAGTAATTAGTAATAATAATAACTCACCATCAACACAAGAACCAAGCGGCACTTCTACTGCAATTATTCAAACGTCAGACTTATATCAGTGGAAATATATGTACACTTTATCAGCGGCACAACAAGCAAATTTCTTATCAACAGATTTTATGGCAGTTGTAACAGACGCAACAGTTTCATCTGCTGCTGTTAATGGTTCAATTAATTTAGTAAAAATTAAATCTGCTGGCTCAGGTGGTACAAACGGTACGTACACAGTAACTATAAGAGGCGATGGAACAGGTGCTACAGCTTCCGTACAAATTACGGGTGGTGTTGTTTCATCGGTAACAGTTACGGCAGCAGGTGCAGGTTATACTTTTGCAACAATTAGTAATGCACAAATCGTGGCTGCAGGTGCTACTGGTTTAACAGGTGCAGAATTAGATGTAATTATTCCACCAAGAGGCGGTCACGGTTTTAATGCAATAACAGAATTAGGTGGATTTTTTGTAATGTTAAATGTATCTTTGGAAGGAACCGAAATTACAAATACAGGTGACTTTACAACAGAAAACGATTTTAGAAAAATAGTATTAGTAAGAAATATTAAATCTGCAGGTTTATTATCAACAACTACAACTTTAAGAGGCACTAAAGCTATTCGATTTGAAGTATCTCCTCCACCAGGAACTTTTGTAGCTGATGAAGAAATAAATCAAGCAACAACAGGAGCTGTAGGTAAAGTTGTAGAATATGATTCAACAAATAGAATTTTACATTATATACAAACAAGATTTAATGATGAGGGTGTTGACAGCAATGGTAATTTAACTGCATTTAGTGGAGCAAATATAATTACAGGTCAAACTTCTGGTGCAACAGGCACACCAAGTTCTGCAGCTACTGAAACAGCAGATCAAATAACATTTACTTTAGGATATAAAGGTTCTGAAATAGATGCCGATCAAGGTGATGTATTATATATTGAAAACAGGTCTCCAATTACTAGAGCCGCTGATCAAACAGAAAATATTAAATTAGTTATAGAGTTTTAAAATGTTATGCCAGCTAAAACAGATTTTAATTTAACACCTTACTTTGATGATTTTTCAGAATCAAAAAAGTTTTATCGTATTCTTTTTAGGCCAGGTTTTGCTGTTCAAGCAAGAGAATTAACACAATCGCAAACAATACTACAAAATCAAATTGAAAGATTTGGTGATCACGTTTTTGAAAAAGGTGCAATGGTTATACCAGGTCAAATCGCTTTTGACCTTGATTATAGTGCCGTAAAACTTTCTTCAAAAACATTTGCTTCAGTATCATCTTATATTGGTAAAGAATTAAGAGGTGTTACATCAGGCGTTAGAGCATTGTGTGTAAACGCAACAGCAAATGATGGCACAGATCCAGATACTTTATTTGTAAAATATACAAGAACAGGAACAAATAATACATCTTTAGTATTTTCAAATGGAGAAACAGTACAAGCTTTTGAGCCTAATGGTATTACTGTTTTAGCGAGTGCTGGCGTATCATCAACAGCTAAAGGTTCAGCTGCCTTAATTGAAGAAGGTGTTTATTATATAAATGGTTTTTATTTAAAAGTTTCTGCACAAACACTTATACTTGACAAATATACAAACACACCAAGTTATAGAATAGGTGTAACAGTAGTAGAAAGTAATGTTACTTCAAACGAAGATAATTCTTTAAATGATAATGCTGCTGGTTCTTCAAATGCAAATGCACCAGGAGCTCACAGATTTAAAATTGATTTAACACTTACAAAAAAAACATTAACAGCTTCAGATGACGCAGATTTTTTTGAGTTATTAAGATTAAAATTAGGTATTAGACAAAATATTGTACGTTCAACTGAATATGCCGTATTAGAAGATACATTAGCAAGAAGAACCTTTGACGAATCAGGCGATTACGTTGTAAAAGATTTTGATGTAGAAATGAGAGAGCATATTATTGATGGTAATAATAGAGGAATTTATTTAAATACTGAAGGCGGTTCAGAATCAAAATTGGCTGCAGGTCTTTCACCTGGTAAAGCTTATGTTAGAGGATACGAAATTGAAACTATCGGCACAACTTTTGTAGATATTGATAAAGCTAGAGAATTTAAAACAGAAAATGCTTTTAATACAAATTTTGATTTACAAAATTTTGTTAATATTAAAAATATATTTGGTTCACCTGATATTGGATTTGTGTCAGGAGAAACAGAAGCTTTTAAAACATTAAATTTATTTGATACTCTTACAGTAACAAGAGGCGTACAGCAATCAACAGTTGGCGTTACAGTGCCACAAATAGGACGTGCAAAATCCAGAGGTTTTGAACATCATTCAGGAACACCTCTAGCAAATATATTTTCAAGTTCAGCGTTAACAAGTGTAATTTACAAACATTATCTATTTGATATAGAAATGTTTACACATTTAAATTATTCAACAGCACAGTCTTTTACTAATGGAGAAAAAGTAACAGGTAGCTCTTCAGGTGCTACTGGTATTGTTCAATCAATATCAGCAATTCAATCTGCTGCTGTTACAAACGTAACTGTAGCAAGTCCTGGTGTTGTAACTTCAACTAATCATTCTTTTAAAGAGGGTATGCAAATACAATTTTTAAGTGCAGGTTTTCAAGTAAATTCGGCCGCTGTTTTAGATACTACAAAATTTACAGTAAAAAATCCTACAACAAATACGTTTGAATTATATGACGCTTCAGGAGTTAATCCTGTTAACGTCACATCATTTACTTCAGGCGGTGATGCAAGACACGGTGTTTTAGTATTAGATGATGTAGTAGGAATATTTGTATCAGGTGAAACAATTACAGGAGCTACATCTGCTGCTACATCTGTTGTACAATCTGAGCGATATGGATTTAAAGGTGTTCAAACTTTTGATTTTACAAGCGTAAAACAATTAGGTATGGCCGGCTCTCCAGCATTTACGGCTGACGTTTCACTAGACGCTACATTTAATGAAAGTTATCCTGTTTTTGGTTCACTATCTGTGGCAAATAACGGAACAACAGTAACAGGTTTTGGCACTCTTTTTAATACAGAATTAAGAATTGGAGATGTAATTACATTTACAACTGACGCTGGCAGCACAGTTACAAGAGTAATTGAATCTATTTCATCAAATACAAGTTTACAATTATTAACAGCTGTAGGTGCAAGTGATGTATCCACAAAAACAACAGCTACAAGATTTAGAAGTAAATTACAATCACCAGATAAAAATATAGCTATTTTTAAATTACCTTATGAGACAATTAAAACTTTAAAAACAGCTACAAATAATAATTTAACTGATACATCATTTAAAATTAGAAGACATTTTACAGTTACTTTATCATCATCTGGTATAGGAACATTGACCGCTGGAACAAATGAAACTTTTACAGCGCTTGATGAATCTGATTACTCTATATCAATAATGAGTTTAGGTGCTGGAACAAGTGGATCTGTAGGTGATATTCTAAGCATTACAGGAAATAACCATTCAGGTACGGCTATATTTACAAGAACATCAGCAAATGCAATTTTAACATTAAATTATGGCGCTAATTATCAAGGTCATAAATTAAAAGTGTTAGCTACTATTAATAGAACAACAGCAGGCTCAAAAACAAAAACTATTACAACTACTTCTCAAGCTATATCTAATCAAACAGAAATACAATCTGGCACAATTGGATTAGGAAAAGCAGATGTGTTTGAAATCGTTAGCGTTTTTATGTCAGCAAACTTTGCAACAGCAGCAACATCTAGCGATACAAATATAACTAATAGATTTAATTTAGATACAGGTCAAAGAGATAATTATTATGATATTGGTCGTTTAAAATTAAAATTAGGAGAATTAACACCTACAGGCAGACTATTAGTAAACTTTAAATTTTTTACTCACGGTGCAGGTGATTATTTTGATGTTGACACATACGCAGCTTCAGGATTAGATTATGAGGGAATTCCTTCATATACGTCAGATACATCAGGTGAAAGATTTAGTTTAAGAGATTGTTTAGATTTTAGACCTCGTGTTGATGACGCTTCTACAATAATTGGTTCACAAAATATGAGACAATATAGCGGAACAGGTGCCTCAACTGTTGATCCAGTAAAATTTGGTTCTGATGTTACAACAGACTTTGAATATTATTTACCTAGAATAGATAAAATATTTTTAGATAAAGAAGGCAATTTTAAAGTTGCAAAAGGTGCAAGTTCAATTAATCCAAAAGTTCCAAAATCAATTGATGACGCTATGCACTTGTACACTGTTTATTTAAATAGTTATACATTAGGTACAGACGATTTAATAATTCAAAAAATAGATAATCGTAGATATACAATGAGAGATATTGGTAAATTAGAAAGAAGAATTGAAAACGTAGAGTATTATACTCAATTATCTTTATTAGAAACACAGGCTCAAGC